GTACCAATATCAGTTACTTGTAGTGTATCTTGAGTTAGATAAGTAATATCTTCAGGTTTGATTATCATTACATCTCTGTACCCTCCTTGACCTAATGTTCCCCATCCAGTGTAGGTACCTGCTTGATAAGCAAACTTGGCTTGGGCATCTGCAATAGTTAGTGTATGTGAATGGTTTACATCACCTTGAAGTGTTTGGATTGGGGAGAATACTTCTTTATCATTTGATTTTAGAAGTAGTTTGTATGCATCAGCAGTTGAGAGGGAGGCATCACTATCTATCTCTTCTGTTTTGAAGAAAAAGTCAAAATCAGTATTAGAAGTAATGTACCCATAGAAGTACTCATAGTAGACCATTTCATAATAACCACTATTTGAGGTTACAGTTGGATTATTAGTCAAGACTGTCTGAATCAGAGAGTTGTCTCTAAGGAGTCTGTACTCCATTCCAGGTATTCCTGTATTAGTATGGAAATCAAGAACATTACCAGAGAACTTTCTGTGAGGGATAGTTACTTCACCTCCATGTGAATACTCTCCTATTTCAATATCATCACTATTCCCATTTGATCCTACAGCATCATATCCTCCAAAAGTCAATCTACTAATATTCTGTTCATTAGAGTAGATTAGTTTATTGTGAATATTTTTCAGATTGATGGTAATAAAGTTTGTGTCTGGAATGGTAGTGTCTTGTCCTGTTTGATTGACAAAACTTATTAGAACAGTATTATCATTTGTATTATCATTGAATGATAGAGTCCAGTTACTATCTAAGTTATTATCAACAGAGAAAACTTCATCAAAGGTATCTCCATCATATGATACCTTGAACTGTACTGATGTTACATTACCAGAAAAAGAAGAACCATCAAACCAGATGTCTACTTTTGTTGTGTCATTAAAGGGGGAGGTAGGATATTCATTAGTTAGAACTATCCATGGAATAGATCCTCCATTACCTTCAGTTTGACCAAATACTGTAGAGGTAAATAAACCTAGGGAGATTAGGAAAAAACATAGAAATCTTTTCATTACAATAGATTGTTTTTAGATTAGTGTTGATACAAACCATTACAACAACCTATTTAGTAATAAATAGTTATTTCTTCAAGTAAACTCTATTAGATTTACAGTTCAAAGAACTTTCTTGATATTTCTTGATGAGGTTGACTCATTTCTTCAAGGAGGTTAGTATTTGTTTCTCCCTGAACTTCAATATGACCATTGTTTGTGTCCATCATAATGTCATAGGTCATCCCATCCATACCGTATCTATTCTTCATAATATGGAGTCTTCCAGTACCTAATACCTTATCCTCTTTCTTTCTGGATAGTGATAGACAAATATCAGCAACCATCATTTTATCATAAGAACCTGCTGCCTTATCTCCTTCAATGATATCATCTTTGGCACCCATTCTATTTACCTGAGAAGGAGTTAGTACTGGTATTTGAAACTCTTTGGCTAGTCCTTTTGCTGCAATGAAGACATCATCTATTTCATCCTTCCTTTCTGCATACTTCTTAGAGGGTGCCTTCAGATAGTCAACATAATCAACAATAACCATATCAGGTTTGATATCAACATCAATACATTTTTGGATATGGGCTTTGATGGTGCTGATAGTAGCACTTTTGGGTGCATACTCTTTTACAATCAGATTACCTTTGAGGTTTTCAAGTACTGTTTCTACTTCATCTCTATGACCATTTATTTCATCAATAGACCTACCAGTAAAATAGCAATCAAACCTCTTACCAACATAATCCTCTCCAAGTTCAAGAGTGTAGTAGTTTACATTGTATCCAAGTTTGACAGCATGGGCAGCTGCGGCTACCATAGCCCATGATTTCCCTCCGCCTGGGTTTCCAAACATGATGAATAGGTCACCAGGTCCGAACCCACCTTGGATGTTTTTATTGATTAGATCCCAGGGAGTGGGTATTGTTGGTCTGTAGTCTTCTCTGTATCTGGTTTCAATATCTTTATTGTACTCATGTCCAATATTTTTATCAAGTCCAGCCTTCAAGGCATTCTCTACTTTAGATCTAATGAGTTCAAAGTCTCCTGTAGCTAGTAGGTCAGCACTTTCTAGTAGGGCATTCTTGAGTTCTTGGTTCTTACAGAACTTTGAAAACTCCTCTTGAACATATTCTAAATCATCTTTAGATGCTTCATAGGAGTTTCTCAACTCTTCTTTTACAGCAACTTGTAATACTTCATTCTCAATCTTCTTCAACTCTACCTTGAGTACATCTAAGGTAATAGTTGTATGGTATTTATCAAAGTACTCTATTAAGGTTTCAATAATCCATTTATGAGAATCAGCATCAAAATAAGAGGGTCTTAGAACATCCCTAACATTTAGGATAAACTTTTTATCAGTTAATAATGATCCTAGTACTTTTAATTGAAAACCTTTACCATATTGGTTTAGATTATTTAATGCTGTCATTTAATAAAACTATTTTGATATTGTTAAAACTCGAAAGTTATCTAACCAAGAATCTGTATTTTTTGTTATTGACTCAATACTATCCTGGTCAAGGTAATGTTGGAAAGCTCCTGAGTCTGTTCTAGGAATTTTTACCATCATCTTCTCTAAGATAACATTTTTCTCTTCTAAGGTCAACCTGGGAGTTTGAAGGTTCATTAAATCATAGTTCCTCTCAACAAGTTCCCAATCAAAGATTATTTTAGAGTAGAGTTTTTTATCTTCAATCTTCTCCTCTGAAGTTTTGTAGATGTATTCTAAATCAATCTTCTTGTTGATTATGTCAGGGAAGGATTTAATAATAGTCTTCTCTCCTGCTCCTTTTATTCCTCTAAGGTTATCTGATGAGTCACCAAGAAGTGCTTTCATTATGAGGAAGTTCTCAGGTATTACTTTTATTTCTTCTTCAATATTTGACTTACTGTAGAGTTTCTTCTTAATGGGGGCATACACATTGATATTACTGTCAACTATTTGAAGGAAATCTTTATCAGAAGAAACAATAATGGACTTACTATCATATTCTTTAGAATATTCTTGGGCAATAAAGGAGATGACATCATCAGCTTCAATCTTCTCCATAGAGATGGTTGTCAATGGGAGACACTCCAGGTAATCATAGAGTCTATGAAGTTGGGCATACAGACTATCTCTTTCCTCATCTCTAGAGTCAAATAATCCCCAATGAGTAACTCTTAGGTGATCTCTGTTAGATTTGTAGTTAGGATCAACATTCTTTCTATTCATTGATCCTCCTCTTCCATCAAATACAACAATACATCTGGTGGGAGAGAAAGTTCTAACTACATACCCAATAGATCTAAGAGTTCCTAATAATCCTCCAATATGCTGTCCTTTAGGATTCATTGCCTTAACAGTAGAAAAACTCCTAATGAAGGTATTCATTCCATCTATTATTAGAAGATGGTCATTGAGTTTTCTAGGAGGTTTTTCTTTTAGACTGTTAAGAATATCTTGATAATCTTTTTTCATCAAGATAGAAGGTCATCTTTAGGAGAAGTCATATTTGAGAGATCCTCTTCTAGGTCTCCTTCCTCAATAAGGTCAAAGTCATGAGATCCCAGTAAGCTGAACCAATGATCTTTGTATTCATCCTTGTACTTATCAATAGCCTTCTTATCATCATCAATAAATCCATGTTGAGTCATTACTATTCTACCTCTAGTAGTTACTCCTGAGATATGGTTCTTTTCCACTTGGACGTTTGTACGTTTGGCAAACTCTACTTGCTTACCATTTTTGATAGCTTTTATCTTACTGGTACCAGGATTAGTAATATTACCAAAAGTAATAACCATAGTGGCATCGTACCACATGCTCATCCCCCCCTTATTCTGTAACTTGGCCGTTCCCATAGGGGATTCTGGTTTCATAGTCCAGACTTTATTAATAGCTACTAAAGTATTGGTAAACTTAGAGTTTTCTTTTCTTGAGAGAAGAATCTTTTGATTTAGGTTGTTACCGAACTGAGTAGACATAGCACCAGCATTCCACTCATTGTTGTTCTTATTTGATTTAACTGATAACTCACAAGGTACAGATCCAATACTATCCCATCATCAAACTTGAGACCCATCTCTTTGGCGTGTTCCCAGGACCATTTCATCTCAGTGATAATGAATACAGGAAGGATATTCATTTTCTGGGCATTTACCGCTGCTTCGATTAAGGCTGTAGTTTTTCCTGTATCACTGTGCCCTCTCAAGAGTGTAATATGTCCTGTAGGGATACCAGGTACTGATGTAATATCTTGGAACGCTTTAGAGAGAGGGATCCATTCCTGTGTCTTGAACTTTACTGAAGATGAGTCCAATCCCTTCTTCTTTTTGAAAGATCCAAGGTTAAAACTACCTTGGACCTTCTCTTTCGCTTTTGACTTACTTGTATTTTTACTCATTATTAATCACCAAAAATGTCATCAAACTTATTTAATGTTGAACTCTTACCTTCTGATTGACTCTCCAAAGAAAAAGAGGATGGATCATCTCCTTTATTATCTCCAAAAGATCCTAAATTCATCTCCTGAGTTTGATTTGAAGATTGAGTGGTAGTTTGTTCATCAGTAGAACTTTCTGGTGATAGGTAGTTCTGTAGTTGTTTTTTGATAAAGTCATACTCATACTGATTGTACACTTCTAAAGGATTTGGTTGTTCTTTTAACCAAACATCAACTTTAGAGTTATCATCTGAGAGAGGACTCATTTTTGGTTTCATTCTAATGGAAGTTTCTGGATATGGATTTCCTTGTACTTGTTCTACTACCATATCAAATCCATTGACAGGGTCAGTGTAATCTCCAATATCCTCATCTTCCGCAAGTGAGAGAAGTGATTTGTAGATAGTTTTACCAAATCCCCACAATCTAACTCCCTTATCTTCCTCTCCTCTAACTACTACAGGGGCGAAGAATCTTGATTTAGGTGATAGTTTCCCCGCAAGGGACCAATTATCTCTATCAGAAGTTTTCTTCAACTCATTTACAAACTCCTCAATAGGATCTTGTTTCCCAAAATTAGAGAGGGCGACCATTGGGTACTGTCCTACTCCATAATGAAACTTAAGTTCAGAGAATGGGAATGTAGGATCAAATACTGAAGGTACAATTCTGATTTGATGTTTTCCAGGAGTGGGTCTCCAGAAAACCTTCTCATAATCTACCTTCTCTTTTTTTCTGTCCTGAGGTTCTAACTCAGACAGTTTTTGTTTTATCTGGTTTAAGTCCATAGTATATAACTATTTTTTATTTATTGTTTTTTGATAGTGTAAGTAATATAAGAAATAGAGAAGTAAAGATCAACTCTAAACTTCAATTATTTCAAATAATTTTGTTTTAATAATCTCTAACTGTCCTTCTTTGGTGAGAAGGATGGAATTTCTGTAATCATTCCAGTTAACCATAAACCTTTTATCTAAAATCCCATTATTCAATGTTTTAATGAGTTCATTGAGGGCGTTTATGGTGTAGAGTGTATTAGATTGTTTCTTTCTGTGTACCAGGATGGTATTATCTAAAAAATCAGAAACATTATTAAGATCTACATTATATGTAATAACTACTTCTTCCTGGTCAGTACATTCCAGGACAAAGATTTTATTATACTCTACAACATATCTATTGAGAATACTTTCCACTACATTACTGATGTCTTCTTTTTGAGAGAAGGTTAAAAACAGTTTATTTGACATATCTGTTATTTTGGTCAGACTATCAAAGTCATAACCTGTAATTGTACTTAAATTATTTAGGTGTATCATAAATAAATATTAATATTATTAGAAAACCAGAGATTTACTCTTTTTAGTATGTACTGGGTATTTGTTGTTTTGGTTGAGTATCTGTTTAATTCCTTCTATTAACTCTAATCCTTCTTCTTCACTGTAATCTAAAATTATTGAATCATAGATGTATAGAGATATGAAACTCTTTTTATCCTTCAAATATCTAAGTACCTCTTTAAGTATAAGGATATTTTTTGTAGTTTCAAAGTTCTGAATTGTATAATTGAATACTTTGTTTTTATTTAGGTTATCAATCTTTGTTGAGAAGACCTTCTCTGACAATGGAGAATAAATGAGACCATTGGTTCTATACTCTTCCCATAGGTTGGTAATGTATTCATTTATCTTTTGGTAGAACTCAATTTTCAATAAATCTTCAGGTATTCCTCCATAGATAGATTGAAAGTTTTTTTGTTTGATCTCTTTGTACTCCTCTTCAGTAATCTCTTCTTTCTGGTAATATTGTTTTCCAAGGTATCTGTGGATTGATTTTTCATTACCAAAATCATAACCTACTAACTCTCCTAACAACCTTAAATGAAAACTATCAAAATCAAATTCAATAAAATAATCATTTTTAGGTCTAAAACATTCTCTATATTCAGGTTTTTTAGGAATAGATGTAAAATTGATACTGTTGAAACTATTTGTAGGTCTTGAGGTAGTATTATATAGATTGTAAGAACTAAAGATGGTATTAGTATTGATATTCAGTGAGGGATTCTCAACATTAAATACATCAATAAATCTATCCTCATCTATTCCAATACCATTTTGTTCTATTAGGTAAAATACATTTATTCCAATATTATTAAATATATTGAAACTATTAGGTTTAGGTAAATCAAAATACTCTTTCAGTTTATCAAATATTAGTTCATTTTCTTCAAAATGTTTAGTTAGAGGAATAATCTTATTACAACTACTATTGAATCTGTATTTTGATTTAAATAAATTATTAACTTTGATATCTGTAGTTATTTCTATTTTCCTATTTAGTGAATGTTCAACTAATAGTTGTAAGTCAGTTAAGTTTTTAAGTAGGAAATGATACAGAGTATCTTTTTTATTTAAAACAAATAACTCATCATAACAGTTTAATATCTTTAATACCCTATCTTTACTTATTGAGAGACCATCAGGATGTGATATTGGAATAATGTATCCATGTCTATGGTTTAATGGTCTTAAGTAAACACCTACTACTGATTGGAGAGAAGGATGGTAGTTCTCATTATTAGTAATGACTTGAAGATATCCTCTCCTATTATCAGGGTTACATAACCTGTCTAGATAATCTTGACTTTCTACTATATAAAACATTTTTCATAACTATATCTACTTCTTTTATCTAATATACTCAGAAGGATTGAAAAAATCAACTATTCCTGGGAATGTATTTTCAAGTTCTTCTAATGTTCTTTTATTTTTTGTGGAAGATCCTTCAAAGAGTTGATTATCAAATGTTATATCATCTTTAGGTCCTTCTAATATCCATCTAAAGAAAGTAGATCTCAAGTAATCTAAATCTTTGAATCTTGAATAATTTACAGGACCAACTTCTTTTATTATTTTTGTCCTTGTATCATACAGGATGTATCTTTTGAAGACTCCTCTTTCATAATCTTTTTCTGTTGGACCAATGTAGTCATTGTAGGGAAAATCTAATAATGAGATTTCTGTATCCTCAGTATTAAAGATCTGATCACCAACATTACTAATATCTGAACCTTTGAATGTAGTTCCTTTGAATGTTTTGATGTAAGGACCTATGTATTCCTCCCCCTGACTGTCTTGAAACTGTCCTGGTTCAGACTGAAGTATTTGATATCTATTCTTGGGTAGATACATTAGTACTCTCCAGGTTTGATTTTTAGATCTT